ACCTGGCTGATCCAGAACGGCATGGGAGGACCTAAAGGTGGCTGATCTATTCGGCGCTCCCGTTGGGATCATAGCGTCCCAGGAGAATAACCGCCAAGCTATCACGTCGGGTCTTGCGAATATCAAGACAATGGGGGACATTGCTCAGCAGCCAGCGGAACTAGAACTCAAGCAAGCTCAGGCGAGGCTCTTTGGCGCGGAGGCTTCGGATAAGGAAGCAGCCGCTGCGGCGAACCTGGAAATGCTGAAGCTGCAGAAAGAGTTTATTGAAGGGGCTAGGGCTAACGGGAAAGAAGCGACGGTTGATGATCTGGAGCCAGGCACGGGTAAACCGAAAAGCCAGGCAAGTCAGCTCGAAGCTTTTGCGAACTTTGCGGATAAGAAGGGACTGCCTCCGCTGGCGCTGGCGAAGGTCCGGGAAGAAATCGCTAAGATTTATGAGCATGAGGCGATCACGGATTATCGTAGCCAGCAAGCGCGGCAGATCGAG